CGGCTGGGCGCAACCAGCGACCGCGGGCCAAGGCGGCGGGGGAAGCGGTGGCGGGGGCGGCTACGGATCGCCGTATTACCAAACCACCGGAAAGTTAGGGGGCGGCGTTGGCCTCAAAGGTCAGGGCGCCAGCGGCGCAGTGCCCGCGTTCTTGCAGCCCGGCTCCCCTGGCTCCAACGGTAGCGGCCAGCAGTACGGCGGCGGTGACTACACCGTTGGCCCAGGCGTCCAAGGCGGTGCACTTTCGTACACCAACAACGTGCCCGTGGTGCCCGGCCAAACTGTGCAGATCAACGTGGGCACCAGCGGCGGCGCCGTCCGCATTCTTTGGGGCGACGGGCGTTTCTATCCATCCACCAACACAGGGGACGCGTAATGCCCTATCGCAAAGCGGCCGATGAAACCTTCGGCCACAACATCTACACCGTGCGCGAAGCCAACCCGCGTACCAGCTTGCCCGAGGGTATTTCTTTTGGGGGGTTCGAGTGGTACGAACCCACGCCCCCGCCAGCGGCTGAGCAGCACCTGCAGGTGGCCGTCGAAGTGGCGCCCGCGCTGGTGGGCGGCGTGCTGCGCCAGCGCTGGGAGCTGCAGGACGCGCCACCGCCGGACGAAGTGACGATGCGCCAGGCACAGTTGGCCCTGCTGGACCTGGGCGTTACCGACGCAACGGTGGAGGCCGCCATCGATGCCATTGCGGATGCCGATGAACAGGCCCGCGCCCGTATCGAGTGGCGCCGCGGCGGCGTGGTGCTGCGCACCTCGCCCATGGTGGCGCTTATCGCATCGGGCCTGGCCCTCACCCCTTCCCAACTCGACCAACTGTTCCGAAAGGCAAAAACGCTGTGACCTTGATTTACGGCCCGGCCGTGCTGGCCGCTGTCGTCGCTATGTGATGCAGCCACCTACTGGGGAAAGAACGGTGATGCCTTCATGGGTGGGCTGGGTGGGAGCTGTGCAGGAACGGGCCTGCAACTCACAATGAATCGCTCGGTCTTGGTGACAGGTGGGGCGGGCTGGGGCTTTGTGCGATCAAATGCCGCCGGGTCTACGAGAGTAGTTCTCTCTTCATCACATGCCCCATCGGATCGTTGTTGGTAGACGCTGCCGAGCATCAGGACCTGAATTTCATTACTCCCTTCAAGCGTGTATCCAATGCGATCGAGGTCTGCGTGAAGGAAGTCCTTCAGCTGTGCGCTCGCGCTTAGCGAGTGGAGTGCCACCAAGATTGCGATCACGGGCCAGTGGCTTGAAGGTTTGATGTTCATCCAGCAATTTAACCACTCGGTCTGAAAAGCGCCGCCGTTGGCGCGCGTCCCTCACTGTTCTCTCGGGCCAAGCGGCGGCGAGGCGAAGAGGTCGAAGAGTCGTGATCGGCTTAGCCGCACCACCCCACACACAGCCCGCCCGGCACACGCCCGGCGGGCTTTTTGTTTCTGGCGCAGCCACAGCGCACCGCGCTGGCATTCGCGTGAGTGGAAAAGCACCATGAGAACTCTCGCGCGAGACGCGCCGAGCACCGTTCACCAATGAGGATCAACCATGGCAATTGCAGACTTTCACCACGGCGTGCGCGTCACCGAAGTTACGGAGGGCACCAACAGCATTCGCGTGGTGTCCACCGCCATCATCGGCTTGGTGGCTACCGCCAGCGATGCGGACCCCGCAGCGTTCCCACTTAACAAGCCCGTGCTGTTCACCAGCATTGCCAAGGCGCAGGCCAAGGCCGGCACGATGGGCACCCTGGCCACCGCATTGGCTTGCATCGCAGAGCAATCGCGGCCGGTGCTGGTTATCGTGCGCGTGCCTGACGGCGTGGGTGCCGATGAGGAAGCGAAAGCAGCCGACCAGACCAGCAAGGTGGTGGGCACGTTTGCAAACGGCGTGCGCACCGGCATTCAGGCGTTGCTGGATGCGGAAAGCGAGCTGGGTGTGAAACCGCGAATCCTGGGCGCGCCCGGCCTGGACAACAAGCCGGTGGCCGAAGCACTCACCGCCACCGCCGAAGCCTTGCGCGCCATGGCCTACGTGCACGCGCACGATGCCGTCGATGTGAGCGCGGCGCTTGCGTATGCCGAGGGGTTCGGCAAGCGCGAAACCATGGTGATCTGGCCCAACTTCACCAAGTGGAGCACCACCGCCAACGCGGTGGTGGAGGTGCCTGCAGTGGCCTACGCCATGGGCATGCGCGCCGGCATTGATCAGACCGAAGGCTGGCACAAGACCATTTCCAACGTGCCAGTGAACGGCCCCACCGGCATCAGCAAGAGCGTGTATTTCGACCTGCAGAACCCGGCCTGTGACGCTGTGCTGCTCAACGATGGCCATGTAACCACGCTGATCCGTAAGCAGGGCTTCCGCTTTTGGGGCAACCGCACATGCAGCCTTGAAGAAGCGTTCTCCTTCGAGTCGGCCGCCCGTACTGCCCACGTGCTGGCCGACACTATGGCCGAGGGCATGTTCCCGTTTGTGGACAAGCCACTCACCCCCGCACTGGTGAGCAACATCATCGAATCCATCAATGCGCGTCTGCGCTCGCTGAAAGCGGGCGGCTACATCCTGGGCGGCAAAGCCTGGATCGACTGGGACGTGAACACCACCGAAAGCTTGAAGTCCGGGAAGCTGGTGATTGACTACGACTACGCGCCCGTGGCACCAGCCGAGGACGTGGAGCTGCGCCAGCGCATCACGGACCGCTACTACTCCGACTGGGATGTGCGCGTGGCCACCGGCCAGTGATCGCCACCACCCCAAACCACCACCCCCACCCGAGAAATAAGCCATGTCCCTGCCACGCGTACTGAAAGCATTTGCCGCCTTTGTTGACGGCACCAACTACATGGGCGAAGTGCCCGAACTCACCCTGCCCACGCTGTCCCGAAAGATGGAGGAATACCGCGCGGGCGGCATGCAAGGCCCCGTTGATCTGGACTTTGGCCAGGAAAAGATGGAGGCCGAACTGAAGGGCGCCGGCTGGCTGAAAGACCTGGCCAAGAAGTGGGGCGCCCGCCAGCACGACGCCGTAATGATCCGTTTTGCCGGTGCGCTGCAGACCGAAGACAGCGAGGCCGTGACGCCCGTTGAAGTGGTGATGCGTGGCCGACTGGTGGAAATCGACCCCGGCAGTTCCAAGGCCGGCGACACCACCGAGCGCACCTACAAATACACGCTGACCTATTACAAGGAAGTGGTGGACGGCCAGGAAGAAATGGAAATCGACCTGGTGAACATGGTGGAGACCGTGGGCGGGGTGGACAACCTGGCCGGCGTGCGCGCCGCACTGGGCATCTGAACCATGCCGAAGCTGCTTGCAAAGCTGCTGAACTACATGCGCCAGGCCGATGCCATGGCAGAAGGGTTCACGCACCACGGCGACATGTACGGCGTGCCCTGCTGGGTCGGCGACGTGGACAGCGAAGGCCCGATGGTTGCCGCTAAGTGGGGGGCGATGGAATACGTGATTTCAGCCGGTCACTGGTTCATGGGCCTGCACGCGGACCTGACAGGCGCCGTGCCGCATTTCCGCATCGGCATCGGCGCACCGATCCGCCCCAAATAGTTGCCTAGCTGCCAGGCCAAGCCCGATAGCTACGGGCCGCCTGGTTCGCAGCGGGTGCGCACCAGCACACCGCAGGGGCCACCCGCTGCGCTTTTTTTGATCTTCAACACCACAAGGAAACCAACATGACAGCAGTGCAAACCACCACCACCGACACCGCAGCACCAGCGGGCGGCCCCATCCTCATCAATGGCCGTAAGGCAGTGCATATCCCGCTGGAAACGGCCATTGAGCGCAAGGGCGAAACCATCACCGCTGTGCACCTGATGAAGCCACTGGCCGGCGATCTGCGCGGCATGTTGCTGGCCGAGCTGCTGCAGTACAAAACTGATGCCGTGATGAAGCTGCTGCCGCGCATCACAGTGCCCACCATCACAGAGCCCGAGGTGTCCAACATGGACACGGCCGACCTTGTGACCATGGCCATGGAGGTGGCCGCTTTTTTGACGCCGAAGGCCGTTTTGGAATCCCTGCAGCAGTAGAGGAACCCATGGCAGACGTGGCGTTTCTGCTGCACTGGCCGCCTCATGCACTGAACGCCATGGAGCTGGGCGAGCTGATGCACTGGCGCCAGCTGGCCGTGGAGCGCCACAACGCCATGCACGCACCCCAAGACAAGAAGCGATAACATGCGCAGAAATGACCACCATCATCATCCTGGCGCTCACAGCCATAGTGGTTCTGAGCGCACTTGTGGCCACTGCCTGGCTGGCTGCCATGGCGGGCGGCGCCGCCGTCCGCATGCTGCTGCCATCGGCACACAACGCCAGCGCGATCTACAGCCCGAAGGAGCTGGCGGAAATCGACGGCATCATCCGGCGCACGCGCAAGGCGGCCGGGCTCCCACCCATCAACTGATCGCAGCGGCGCAGGCCGGCCAAGCGCCGGGAGTGCGCCATGGCTGACCGCTTGCGCCTGGAGGTACTGCTGGCGGCGGTGGACAAGGTGTCTGCCCCGCTCAAACGCATGGGCCAGGGTGCCAAGGCCCTGGCGGGCGACGTGGGCGCGGCAGAAGCCGCCCTGCGCAAGCTGGAGAGCCAGCAGCGCGGCGTGGAAGGATTCAAGCGCGCGGCCGACCAGCTGCGCAGCACCCGCGCTCAGCTGCATGCCGCCCGCCAGGCGCACGCCGAGCTGGCAGCCCAAACCCATACCGACGCCGCGGCGCAGAAGGCCCACACCGCGCAGCTGGCCGCCGCCGATGAGATGGTGAAGCGGCTGAGTGCCAGCTTTGAACGCCAGACCGCCACCATGCGCCGCGCCAAGGCGGTGATGGAGTCCCGCGGCGTGAGCAACCCGGCCACGGCCGAAGCCCAGCTGGCCGCGCAGATCGACAAGACCACTCAGGCGCTGCAGCGCAAGAAAGCCGCGTATGAGCGGATGCAGGCGCTGGAGAAAGCCCACGGGCGAATCACCATGCACGGCGCCATGGTGGCAGCCGGGGGCGTGGGTGCCATGGCCACCGGCCGGCGCACTGTAGAAACCGGGCTGGCGCCCGTGGGCAAGTTCATGCAGCACGAAGACGCCATGCTGGGCATTGCGCGCCAGGTGCAGGGCGCGCGGGACGAGGCCGGCAACTTGACGAAGGTCTACCGCGATGCCGAACAGCAAGTGCGCGATCTGTCTACCCGATTGCCGCAAACGACTGTGCAAATTGCGCAAATGATGACGGCAGCGGCCCGTATGGAGGTGCCCACCAATGAGCTGGGCACGTTCGTGCAGCTGGCCAGTGAGATGGCCACCGCGTTCGATGCAGTGCCCGACCAGCTGGCGGAGAGCATGGGCAAGGTGGCCAAGAACTTTAAACGCCCAGTGACCGAGATACGCGGACTGGCCGACGCCATCAACTATCTGGATGACAACGCCATCAGCAAGGGCGCGGACATCATCGACGTGCTGAACCGCACCAGCGGTGTGGCGTCCACCGTGGGCATTTCTGCAGAGAACGCTGCAGCCCTGGGCAGCACCCTGCTGACCCTGGGCGAGCGGGCCGAAACCGCCAGCACGGCCATCAATGCCATCTTCACGAAGTTCGCGGCGGCCACCAAGGGCACCAAGAAATTCAGGGCCGCGGTGGAAGAAATCGGAATGACCACCGAGGCCATCCAAAGCGGCATGGCCAAGGATGCGGCGGGCACGCTGCTGAAGGTGGCGGAGGCCATCCGAGCCCTGCCCCAAGAGAAACGCATTGGCGTGATGGCTGAGCTGGTAGGCCTGGAACACAGCGACACCCTGGCCAAGCTGGTGGACAAGCCCGACGAACTGCAGCGGCAGATGGCGCTGGCCAACAGTGCACAGGCAAAAGGCAGCATGTCGCGCGAGGCAGCGGCGCGCAATGCGACGCTGAGCGCGCAGATGGTGATGTTCAACAACCGGGTGTTCAATGCCATGTCCACGGCGGGAGAGTCGCTGAAAGACACCATCATTTCCGTTCTGCAAACCGTCAATCCGCTGCTGGAACGCTTTACCGCATGGATGAAAGCAAACCCAGGCATCGTGGGCGGTGTGCTCAAGGTGGTGGTGGGCCTGGGCTTGTTGTCGGTGACGTTGGGCGCAGTGCTGATCCCAGTGGGCCTGTTGATGGTCAAGGGCACGCTGCTGCGCCTCCTGCTGGGCCGCCTGTTCTTTGCTTTCAGCGGCATTGGTGGCGCGGTGGCACACATGGGCCCCTGGCTGTTGCGCGCAGCGCAGTGGCTGGGCGCATGGGGCGCCACTCTTGCCACGTACATGCCCGCCATGCTGCGCTTTGGCATGGTGCTGCTGCGCATTGCAACTGGCCCCGTGGGCCTGCTGGCTTTGGCTGCGACCATGCTGTATTCGCGCTGGGCGGATGTGGTCGGCGGCTTCAAGCTGCTGCTGCAGGACATTGGCGCTGCGGTGATGGCCGCCGCGCAATATGTGTGGGGCCTGGGTGCGCAGTTCTTTGAGGCAGGTGCGGCCATCGTGCAGGGCATGGCCAACGGCATCACCAGCCGCATCTCTGCGGTGCGCGATGCCATCAGCATGGCCGCGGGCGACGCGGTGGACTTGTTCAAGGAAAAGTTGGGTATCCACAGCCCGAGCCGCGTGTTTGCCCAGCT